ATCTACCCTAAATATAAATTGGAAGGATTCTGATGATGAAGATTTTTTCTTGGCCGGACGCTGGATTGTTTATGGATTTCACCATAAGGTAACCAGAAAACGTTGGAAAATTGACTTATATCTTTATCGAATTGATTATAATGCAAATGCGAAGACCATCTAATGGCTGATCCAGGTGGCGGAGGCCGCCGAAATTTAACGGGTGTATTAAATTTCCTTCTCCAATGGGAAGGTTTAAGTGAAGCCCATGGCCAATTAAATAAATTGTCTGAAGCCATTAAAGGCATGAAAGACAGCTCAGGATCTACTCAAGCTGTATTAGACACAGTTGGGGAAGCAGCAAGAAGTGCATTTAGCGGCGCTCATGAAGCATTTCTGCCAATATTAGAGAGTTCTGTGGCCCAGGAAGCATTGATACTTTCCCTCGGAGGAGCATATGATCGTCTTATAGGAGATCAGCTTCAACTTACGGATCTAACTGGCGATCAACAGAATCAATTTTTAAAGGCTTATGAGCAAATTCAACAAGCAGTTAAGAAATTGCAAAGCATTCAAAACATTCGTGAATTAACTGATGCAGAAAAAGCACAATTGGAAGTATTGACCCAGAAGCAAGACATGATGGGGGACGTTATAGACCGTAATGAGCAATACGCAGAAAGCTGGGACAAGTTAACTAAGGTTATAGATTATGCTAAAGTCAAGGTCGATTGGTTTATAGGTGCGCTCACTGGGGGTGGCGGCTTAACTGGGGATTCTCTTGAGGGTCTAAATATTCTTAAAGAATCGTTTGGGGGTTTGGCCGATTTTATAACGGGGCTCCCTGACAATTGGTTGGTCAAGCTTTTAGGTGGCAGTGGGATGCTAAAGAAAGGCGCAGATGAAATTTTTGGGCTTTTTAGGGGAGGTCTTGAGGGAGGTACTGGGGAAGGTATTATTCTAGAGGATATCATAAATCCTGGTGGTACTAAATCTGCGGCCGAAACAGCAACTGAAGCCGCAGCTAAATGTCCTGAGCCTTGCCCGCCTAATTGTCCGAAGCCTTGTCCACCTGAAGGCAAGAAAAACCTGATAGACATGGTAAAAGGAGTCAAAAAAGCGTCTGGCGAAATGAAAAACCTGGGTAAGTCATCTGGTAAGGATATGGTTAATGGCTTGGGTAAGGGCACAAAAGGAATTAAGGGCCTTCAGGGTGGTCTTCAAAAATTATCTCCGCGTTTTGCTCAGTTGGCTACGAGGATTGGCCCCGCTCTTGGTAAGCTTGCTGCTTTGGGCCCTGTTGGTCTTGTTGTCATTGCCGCTATTGCTGTTATCATTATTGCTATTGGGGCTTTGATTGTAGCTTTTAAATTCCTTAAGAAGGGAATGCAGACTTATATTAAGGACATGGAGGCGTTTCGCACGGCAAATTTCCGAGCATCTGGTAGCATTAGAGAATTAACTAATTCAACTTATGAGATGAGCAAATTCTTAAAGGCCAAGCAGCTATGCAAGCTATGACTATGATGTCAGCTAAATTTGTTAAGACCACTGGTGCTAGCGCAGATTCGGTTGCTAAGCTTCAGAAACAATTGCATCTTGGCAATATGAGTTTAAACCAGATGCAAGGAACTTTCGATAAGTTAACTGTTAAAATGCGGACATATGGCATCACAGGCAAGGAAGCCAATGAAGTCATGGGCACACTGACAGGTAGTCTTAAGGTAATGAATTCAATCTATGAAAGTGCTGAGATTGAAGAATATGTCAATTCTATGTCTGGTATCGCAGCGGCTGCGAAGCGTGCTGGTGTTGAAATGTCGGTGGTAGCCAAGATTGATAAAGACTTGAGAAACCTTGATGGCACTTCGACTATGTTGATGGCTATTGGCGGTAGCATAAATAAACTTATTTCTGAGGGAGCTAAAGCGGGCACTATCGATGAGTTGACTGTAGGGTATGGAGAGTTAATGGGCCAGCTTGAGGGCATGGAAAAGGGAGTCAAATCTGCTGCCCTGGCGCAGATGGGTTTTGATGGAAATCAAATTGCTATGTATGAAAAGAGGCTCGCAAAACAGAAAGAGCTGGGTGGAGTCCATACGGCTGCATGGAAGAAATACTTAGAAGAAGAAAAGGAGCAAAATAATCTAGACGCCGCACGCGAGGCTAGCGCTGCTGCTTATACCGAGTCATTGCAAACTTTGAACCAACAATTCCAGCAGCTTTTCGCTCCACTTATGGCTTTGGCAGCTAAACTCATGCAACCTCTTGTGGATGGGTTAGTTGAGATGATTGGTGAGGGATCTTCTTTTGCTTCTATGATCGAAGGCGCGATGGAGGGCCTTGTTGCTTGGGCTTCAATGGCGTGGGCTATGATAGAACCATTTGTTACGCAATTAGGTGCTGCGCTTGGTATGATATTTAGCATGATTGGGTACTTTTTTAAAGTAGCGGCAGCTATGCATAGGGTCTTGGCTCCATTAATAAAAATCGCCAATCTTTTTAACCCAATTATCATTGCTGTTAGGTTGATGTCAGTGTTATTCACGGCTGTGGGTTGGATTTTTGAGAAATTGGGTGATGCTTTTTCTGCTGTGTTTGGCCCAATTGGGGACGCTCTTGATTGGATAGCTAGTGGACTTGATGCGCTTTTTAATCCGATTACGATAATAACAGATATGTTTAGTTATTTGGGCGGGGTTTGGGATAAGTTTGTGGGGAGCATTACTGCAAGTGATGAATTTGGCGCTCTTTCTGAAGCAGCATCAGAACTTGGAGGAGTTATTAAAGATATTTTTGATGGGATTGGAAGCGCGATCGGAATTCTTCTTTCACCCTTTGGAGTCATAAAAACGGTTATAAGTTGGATTTATGAAAAATTGGGTGGCGAGGAGTTGGGTGCAGGATGTTTTGATTTAATATTGTGGGGTATTGAAAAAGTTACTAGTGCGGTTCAATGGGTAACTGGGATTTTTAAGGAATTAAAGGAGAGTATATTTGGGTCTTCATTTCTTCATATTGGAGAGGGGATTGCGGCTATTTTGCCTTGGTTCGATGTTTTAACTGGGGCTGTTGATGCATTATTGTCTCCGATTAGAATGGTTGGTAAGGTGTGGAATTGGATCTTTGGAGACGACGATGATACGGCGGCGGCTGGTGGAAGTAAAGGCGCATCAGATCCGATCTCTTCTGTTTTGTTTGGCGAGGGTTCTAAACGTAATCAAGGAGAATATATGCAAGAGTTAGTTATGTTGCAAACTGAAACTGTTATGTTGCTGGCTGGTATTCTTGGTAAGGAAGATCCAAATTCTGAAAGGACAGCTGATGCAATGGAAACGTTGGCTCAAATTTCAGGTGAATCTGATGAGGTCCGTCAATTTCGCAATTCAAGAACCGGGTTCGGCGAGCAAGCAACTAACTGGGGCATTTGCATTAACTAACAAAGATCAACAATTGATCTCTATAACGGGCGGTTTATTTGTCGTTATCGATAAAGTTAAGCCTGTTAGTGATTTTCCTGACAGTCCCATATTACGGTTTCAGTTTCCTCCTATTATCAAAGGGGATTCTAAGGGAGCTAAGTGGGATACTCTTTATGATGTTCCTGGCTATGAGCCACAGTATCAATATAAAGGCGGAAAACCTAGAAGTATGAAATTGGAAACTGTTTATGTAGTGGGGGGTCCTTCTAGCGAAGGGAAAGGTGGACCGTTTAACCCTGCACTTCCTGGGGACCAAACCGGGGGTTGGACAGCTGATGATGTGGCGAAAGCAATTGGGGATTGGAAGTCTTATTTCTATTTTCAATCAGTTGCGCAGGAAAAAACGTTGCCTGTTTATAAGATTTTAATGTATAGATTTCTGCCAGGTGGTGGGGAGCAAGGTCTTTCTCAATGGAGAGGGATAAATTATAATGTTAAATATAGTGATACTTTAATCACAGATAGCACTGGTACTTATCCGTTGATTTCAACATTGACTATGGCTTTTGAGCTTGTTTCAAGGATTAAGACTAAAGATGGTGAAACTCAAAAAGATCATCCTAATATTGACTCAGCCCCAACTCAGGACTGGTACTAATGGCTATTCGTGCAAGAGCTAACTCTCGATTTGCTATTAGTGATCCTATTCTTACCAGAGATGGAGATGAAACTTACGGAATAGCCAAAAAATATCTCTTTATGGATCGCAAAAATCTCGGAGATAAAGACCTTAAAACACATATAGTTACCGTTGATCAAGTTGGAAAATTGGATATATTAGCTGAGGCGTTATATGACAACGCCGATCTTCATTGGATTGCTCCTATGTTTAATAGGGTTGAAAATGCGTTAAACTGGCCTCAAAACGGGCAAGTGATTGAATATCCTTCAGCTTCTGTTGTATTTGCTGAATTGTAAATAGGGCATGTACTTCCCAACTGTAAATGAAGACAACCTTGATATTTTGTTTGCAAGGTTTGGAGAACGCCGGAACACTGACCTACATCACCGATTTTCGGGGTGGTATCGAGCAATTGTTGAAGAAACTAACGATCCGTTAAACATACGTCGTTGCCGAGTTCGTATTCCGGAATTGCATAATATTGATACAGAAGTTGAAATGCTTCCATGGGCTATTCCTGCACCATGGTCTGGTGGTATTAATGCGGGATCTTTTGCCCATCCGGCAATTAAAGATGTTGTTTATGTCTGTTATGAGAAGAATCATCCGTACGTTCCAATTTTTTGTGCTGCCGGAGATCCAACTCGTCGCCAGATGTATCCTTTATGGTCTAATTATATTAAAAGTCCTTTGGCAGTTACTGAAGATGGGGAGCCAGCGTCGGAGCCTGATGATCATTTAAAGAAATTCCTTCCTAAGGATGGTCGCCCTATGAGCATGGGTTTCACAGATCGTTATGGGCATTTTCTTTTGTTCAATGCTCATGGCTTTTTCCCTAAGACTCATGAGGCTAAACCAACACCTCTTGGAACTGATGCTGTATCAAAAGGTGATTTTTCTGCTCAAGTAGCGAAACCTGAGGTTAATGAACCTGACCTTAAGTATATTGCTATGGGAACTAAATATGGCCACACTGCTGTTTTTGGTGACCAAGGGTACCAGTGGAAGGAAGAATTTGAAGGGGATTATGATCAAGACCAAGGTTTTGAAGTTGATCGATATAAGTACCTTTTAAAGTACTTTAATGAACAGGAAGAGAAAGATCGAGATCAACGTAGAATTGATATTAGAACTCGTCTTGGACACCAATTTGAGATGCGTGATGTTGGTTGGGATAAGTCGCGTTCTGGGGAGTATCAGGGCCAAAAAACTATTGGAGATTCTAAGGACCGAGACGAACGATGGGTTAAATTGCGTTCGAAAGGCGGGCATCTTATCGAATGTTTAGATAAAGGATTTGAGCCTGTTAGCGATAATTTTTATAAAAAATTGAATAACTCAGAATTTGGCATTGAACATGATAAGGAGGATCAGATTGGTGATGACTCTCGAATGATTCGACTTATTACTAGACATGGTAATATGATGGTGCTTGATGATCGCGGCACTAGTCCTACTGCTGCTGAGCAAGAGACTCCGCATGGTAACGGAGTATTGGTTAGGACCCGGAAGGGTTTTCAAATGCAAATGTGTGACAAACCAGATTTGGATCATATCATGTTTGCAACACCTAAGAACCAATGTTTTGAAATTAATGATGAGACTCAGTATATTGTTCTTAGTACTTCACAATCTGATGAATTGCATACTCGAGTAAGAGACAATGAGATTAAATCACGTCCACCATGGATTAATAAGAAGGGATTGGTAAATGATCCAGAATCCAATACGTGCCATCTTAAGTTAGATAAAATTAATGATTACTGCCGTTTAAAGGTTCCGGATGGGGCCGGATTTGAGGTGCGCGGTAAGAAATCTCCTTGTGGGCAATGGACTGAGACTCGGGATTCCGAGAATCGTGCTATTTGGATGTCAGTTATTGATCAATGGTTGTTAATCCGTAACAAATCAGGTGAACTGTTTATTGTTTTCGACGATAACGACGACGCTCTCATGATTCGTAACGAAAAAGACAAAATTATTGTTCATGCTAAGAAAGATATTCATATTAAATCTGATGAGGGCAATATTTGTTTTGAAGCTCCTAAAGGAGAAATCGGTTTTAAAGCCAAGAAGGTTGCTTTTGGTACTGAAGGAACCCAACATGTTATCGATAAGGTGGGGATTGGCACAGACAAAAAACTTTCATGCTTGGAAATGGAAGGGAAACATCTTGCTATTCAGATCCCGGTCCATCCTGCGGGCCCGGCCCCTCCTGCCCCTCGCGGTTCTAAACCATGTAAATTCGAGGAAAAAGAAATCTCCCGCAAGAAACCAGAAGATTTTGATAAGGAACGCGGGTGTGACCCGATTAAACCCCAGCGTGGTGGTGTACCAGATTCAGTTACCAGCGGCGGGCCCGGTTCAGGAGGGTCTGGTGGAAGTGGAGGAGGTCTACCTAATTCAAATCCGCCGCCAACTTCTCCGACTATACCGCCTCCTCCAACGGGATCTGGACCACCAACTCCAGCTCCAACGCCTGATCCGATTGCTGAAGCTGTAGGCGGTGATGGTGTTCTGTGGTACGGGTTATCTAACAAATTTTATGATGAAGTTAAAAAGGTCGGGCTTAACTTGAATTCTATCGTTAATAATTTGAATACGCCTGGAGACCAAGAGGCTATGGAGATTCATTTATCTAAGACATTAGAATATGCTCGTGGAAAGGATCAAGCAATTCTTTCTCAGCAACGGTACGGCGATGTCGCTCTTATTTTGAGAGTTAGAGCATTGCCGGAACCGGTTATTTTAAAGGATGTTCCGGGAAATGATAAGGTCTTATCTTTCTCTCAGGACATTTCATTTGAGGAGTATATTGAAATTTTTGAGGTCCGAGAGGAAGAGTTTACACAACCTCCGCTTTTCCCTAATGCTTAACAAAAATAAGGTATGATTATTACGGCACCTACGGGGTTATATAAAGGAATTTTACCTTCCGGGGGAGCTGTTGGGAACATTACATATACTATTAGTACTCAAGGCCCGCCACGAGCCAATATTACAGTTCTTCAATTGCCTGTAGCTGAAGAACTTCGCGTTGCTCCAGATAAGATTTTTGATGATGATGAAAGAAGAGCCCAATTTGGGGAGTTAATCTTCAGTGTCGTTCAAAGCAATAAAGGATTGTTTGGATCAAATATCAAAGCTTTTGAAGTTGGTGAGGTTCTTAACTTTGAGGTTTCTCCCCCAGATGAAGAACTTACGACTGTCCAATCTCCAGAAGATATAGAAATCCAACATAATACTAACTTATTGAATTTGGATAGCCTTAACTTAACTGATGAAGAAATCGCGCAGTTAAATCAGCAATCAGAAGATAAACAAAGAGAATTAGAAGCACAGTTTGCCCAGAAACAAGATGAACTTAAAAGTTTTGATGTTGATATACGCGAGAAGCAGAAAACCATTAATGAGAATTGCAAGGTTCTTAAAGCTGTTCGCACTATTCTTGGCATTTCAGATGGCCAAACCTCTGACGATCCAGTTTTTCAAAAACTTATAGTTAACGAGACAAATTTTCAAGAAGAATTAGAAACGCTTATTTCAGACCGCAATGTTGTAGCTCAAGAAGTGGCTGATATTCATAAGATGGTTATTAGAATTTCGGAATTGGTGCGATAATGGCTTTAGTAGGGTTTAACTTTCCATTTCTTATTGCCGGCGGAGAAGTACTGTCTCCTCAAGCTGAAGAGCGTCTTATTAAAAATGATTTAAAACAACTGTTGTTGACTAGCCCTGGGGAGCGTAGAATGAGGTCGTCATTTGGGACTGATGTTAGAAGATTCCCATTTCAACCTTTTGATCGACAATCGTTGATGGAATTAAAGAATAGTATTAGAGTTGCTGTTAGTCGATTTGAACCTCGTGTTAAACTGCGTGACGTTTCTTTATCTGGTAGCCCTGATAATCATTTTTTAACAATCTCAGTGATTGCAGCTTTAACTAGGGATCCGAATATCGTGCTTTCAGTTGAATTGACTACTGTGAATCCACAAGCTATTGCTCCAACTCAGCAGCGGGAGATTTAAATGGCCCAGACGTTTTTTGATCTTCCTACTGACCCAGAAGAATTTGGAGTAGTATTAGAACCTGCAGATTTAAGGCGTATTGATTTTAGTGCTCTGGAATTCCAGGAAATGCGTCGAGCAATCATTGAATATATTAAAACCTATCACCCAGATCAATTTAATGATTTCGTGGCCAGTAATGGAATAATTATGGTCTTGGAATTAGTCAGTTATTTAGCAGATATTTTATCACAACGTAGTGATGTTCTGGTTGATGAAAGTTTTCTGCCCACTGCTCAAACGACAGATGCAGTAGATCAGCATCTTGCTTTGATAAATAATGAAATTAAGAAAGCTACTCCAGCTGTAGTAGACATTGAGGTTAGTATTGGTACGGAAACACCGACAGCCATCAATGTCCCAGCGGGGTTACAATTTATTTTAACGGGGCCAGATGGAAAACCGTTAACGTTTGAATTGTATCGTGCACCTGGTGATTTTATTAGCCCCGTTACCATTTTTCCAGGTACTAGAGGCGTTATTGGTTTTGGTCTTGAGGGCAAGTTTATTGCCCCATTCACTGTTGAATCAGCTGGTGGTCTTAGTCAAGAGATTGAAATTTTGGAGCCTACCATCCTTACTGAACCTTTTGTGGTAACGGTACAGACAGGTGGAATTGTTGAAGAATGGAGACGGGTTGATACATTAGAACGTTCTGGTTCTCAAGATAAAGTATACGAAGTACAATTTAAAGAAGATCGTGCGATCGTTCGTTTTGGCGATAACAAAGCTGGACGTGCTTTGCTAGCAGGTCAGATTATTACTGTTCGATTTAGAGTAGGCGGCGGTTCTCGTGGTCGCATTAGCGCAAATACAATTAACGAAACTAGGCCGATTAATCCGAATCCGCCAGCTCGTTTCTCGGTGGAGGTTCTTTTTAGGAACCCCAACCCATCTAGTGGTGGTACAGATCGTGAGTCGCTTGATGCGGCTAAATTACGAGCCCCGAAAGAGAGTGCGGCATTATCTTCAGCCACAAGCGGTGAGGATTATGCTGTGCAAGCTAAGGGGTTTGCCCATCCTATATTCGGGAGTGTTCTTAAAGCTGTAGCGTCAGTTAAGACATCCCTTAATGCCAATATTGTTTTCCTGCATGTTTTGGCTGAAGGCCCAGGCGGTGCCCCTGTTCTTCCAAGTCTCGGGCTTAAAAATGGGTTACAAACGTTCTTATCTGACATTAAGGTTTTAACTTCAGAAGTTCGTGTTGTTGATGCAGCCATTAAACCGATAAATCTTCGAGCCAATGTTGTTTTATTCCGTAGTGCGGACCCTACTGTCGTTAAAAATGATGTTGACGTGGCTATCCAGAACTTCTTCGACATTTCAAAATTCGATTTAGGACAACCACTTTATACATCTCAATTAGAACGTGTTTTGCAAGAAATCGATGGTGTAAAATTTATTCAACTTCGTGAACCAGTAGACGATATCATCCAATCTAAAGAAGGCGCAATAACCGCTGGTGACAGCCAAGTTGGATTTGATGAATTAATCACCCTAGGTGATGTTAACGTTAAATTCTACTTCGAGAAATCCATTTTTAATTGATATGAAACTCTCATTGCTATTTGAATACGATGAGGCAAGAGCCCAAAAAGCTCTGAATTTATATCAACACCCTGACACTGAAGCTGGAGAAAAAGCAGGTGCTCGTGAAGGCTATAAGCGGATTACAGGGAAATACCCAGATGAGCCTAAGCCCCAGCCTAAGCCCCAGCCTAAGCCCCAGCCTAAGCCCCAGCCTAAGCCCGTAAAAAGTCGGTCGAGCACTCCTGAGACGAGATCATTTACAGATTGGTTGAAGGGCGGGGACACAATAGATTGGCAAAAATTTGCCAATGAAAACACTTACCAATTGGGTTCTGAATTGGGTTCTGAATCGGAGGATGAAAGAAAAACTCGTGAATGGTCAGCATCAAGAGAAGGAAGCTAACTAATACCAAGTTCAACAGAAGCTTTAGCACGATATGCGTCTAATGCAGCGTTTAACAACACCGCGTTGTCATAAAAATGCCCTTTTCGAAGAACATGAGGACTTTTTCCATTTTCGACTTGAAAAATTACTGTAGCTGTTTGGATGCGGTCATCGTCTAGGAAGGCGCTAATTTTGTTTTTTAGGTCTTCTAAGGATTCTTCAGCAGATTCTGCTTGTACTTCATTAATCGATTGTTCTAACTTTTGTTCGCTCATTGTAACCTCGTATCTAAGATCGTATGCCTAAGCAATGTGATATCACCGACGCCAAAGTATTTACTGTCTACTCCCTGTTTCAGCAAGCCATGCAAAAAGCTGGGCGCAAGATCCAATTCCCAAGATGCGCCGATAAGACCAAAACATATCAATTCCGATGGACCAAAAACTTCACTCAGAAATGCTATCAAGAATACGATCTAGATGATACTGTAGTAGGGTATCTAATATCAGACATCGTGGATTACGCTAAAAAAAGAAGACTGCTCAACAAGGGCACCCAACTGCTATGTATGAATAATATCGTAGATATCTGTGTTAAGAGTGTCGAGAGCCTAGCCTCAGATGAGGCTTCCCTAATAGAAGAACTGCGCTCTTGCCGCGAATTCTTATATGATCAAGTTACTGACAAAAATATTCTTGTTCGCACTCTTGTCGAGCCCGTCAGCCAAGGTGGTTGTTCTAACATCGTGTATTGGTATAACCTAAGCCGTTTATCAGAAGTATATCTTGCACTCAGCAAAACTTGTATTAAAGCAATGGCTAAATTACCCCCCGAAGATAGAACTGAACTGCCTTCAAAATTCGAGCTGTTACGAATTTGCACACACACTGTTTCATCAGACATCTTACCGCAGCTACAGGCTGTGATGGGATCTGATTTGCGGATTCCGCCAACAACCATCAAACACCTGTAGGAGCTACTATGGCCAAAATGTTGCCATCTAATCAATTAAATGCTATTAGTGAATATACCTTTATTACCAAATACTCAAGATACCTCCAAAAAAAGAAAAGACGAGAGACCTGGGACGAAGCAGTAGACCGCGTAAGAGATATGCACCTCCAGAGATATGGAACACGTGGTATCGAAGAAGAAGTACGCTGGGCATTCGAACAAGTAAGAGAAAAGAAAATCCTCCCATCAATGCGCTCAATGCAATTCGGTGGCGAAGCCATCCTACAAAACGACGCACGCATGTACAACTGCGCATACACACACGCCGACCGACCCAGATTCTTCAGCGAATCCCTATGGATGCTCCTATCCGGCGTAGGCGTCGGATTTAGCTGCCAAAAATCCCACATCGCCAAACTCCCCACTCTAATCGAATACAAAAGCCCAGACGAAAAAGAAATCTTCATCTATACAGTAGGCGACACAATCGAAGGATGGGCCGACTCCCTAGACGTCTTAATGTCTACCTACTGGAAAGGAACACCCAACTCGGGCCGAGAAGTATTCTTCGATTTTTCAAAAATCCGCCGTAAGGGCTCCTGGCTGAAGACTAGCGGAGGACGCGCTCCCGGGGCCGCTCCTTTACGAACAGCCCTCAAACGCATCAAACGCATCATACGCGAAGCTACCCAAGCAGGCCAAGAACGCCTAAAACCAATCCAAGTTTACGACATCATCATGATGGCCGCCGATGGAGTCCTCTCCGGCGGCATTCGCCGAAGCGCAACCATCGCCATCTTCTCACACGACGATGAAGAAATGATGCAAGCAAAAACATTCTCCGCCAGCAATGCCAAAGTCCTGACTCATAAACGTAAAGAAGGGCACTGGTTAGTCGATTACGGCGAAGGCGCTGTAATGGCCTGGAACCTAAAAAAGAAAAACAGCAGAACTGAAGAACCAGAAAAAGGCGAAGAAGTATCCGTTGCCTGGAACAACACCATGCCCTGGCGAGCCCGCAGTAACAACAGCGTAGCTTTACTACGCAGCCAATGCTCCTTACAACAATTCCAAGACATCGTTAACAATACACGAAAATTCGGCGAACCCGGATTCGTCTTCTTAGACGACCTCAATTACGGCTATAACCCATGCCTAACAGGAGACAACCGTTTACTAACTAAAAACGGTTACAAAACCATTAGAGAATTATGGGAAATGGGCGATAAACAAGAATACGATCGCTGCAAAGGCACTGATGAATACGGACTAATTGACATTGTTAACTCTAAAGGAATAGTAAAAGCAACCAATATTTATAGAACATCAAAATCTGCAATTGTCCACAAAATCAAATTATCAAACGGCCAAACAATTAAAGCAACAGCCAATCACAAATTTATTCGTTTAAACCAAGCCGGTAAAAAAGAACGCGTAAGACTAGATGAATTAAAAGTTGGCGACAAATTGCCTTTAATTGATAAATCATCATTCGGTAGCTACCATAATCCGAACTATGGCTTACTAACAGGATGGGTTACTGGTGACGGTAGCCTTAGTAAAAACTCTAATGGATTCCAAAGAGCACATGTTGTTGTTTACAAGGACGACATTGAAGATTGCCTACCCGTTCTAAGGGAAAATCTGCTTAACCTATATGCCGAAGAAAATTGTTCTAGCGATCAAAATCCCAGATATAATGGGTGTGAACAAACCCCCAAAGGATTCAATTTCAAAAAGAAAACAATGGAATCAACTGTTCTTGGTCGAATGATGGCTGAAGATGGATGCAATTACGGAATTCCATCAGAAAACATTAAATCAACCAAACACCGCGTCCCAAATAGGATATGGGGTGCCGATAGAGAGACCATCTGCGCCTATCTCAAAGGGTTATTTAGTGCGGATGGTACAGTTAACATATCTAATTATCGTCAATCATGTTCTGTAAAATTATGGCAAGCTAATAAACGTTATCTTCAAGAGATTCAATTATTGTTGATTCAATTAGGCATTACTTCTAGTATAAATCATCGAAGAAAAGCTAGAAAAGTTTTAATGAATGATGGAAAAGGCAGCAAAAAACTTTATAATTCTAAAGATCAATATGAGATTTATATTGGAAGTAGGGAAAATTTAGTAAAGTTCAGAGAAATTGGATTTATTCAAGATTATAAAAATGATAAATTAAACAGTTGGTTAAAATCTCATAAGGGAACTACAATTTCTCAAACCAAATTTGTGGTTAAGGTTAAATCTATCAGCCTGGTTGGATATGAAGAAGTATTTTGCCTTACTGAAATGGAAAGCAATGAAATTGTTGTAGGCACTACTAATATTGGGCAGTGCGTCGAAATCGGACTTAATCCCGTCGATCCATTAACTAATGAAACTGGGTGGCAAGTTTGTAATTTAACTGAAATTAACGGTGGTGCTATCGAATCGAAAGAAGATTTCCGAGCGGCTGTTAAAGCTGCTACAATTATTGGGACTCTCCAAGCTGGATATAGTTATTTTCATTATTTAACGGATGTTTCTCGTCGGATTATTCGACGTGAGCGTTTACTTGGGGTGTCTGTTACTGGGTGGATGGAGAATCCTACTTTTTTGCTTGATCCGGAGCTTCAGCGTGAGATGGCTCAATATGCTATAGAAGTTAATCGTCAGTATGCTGAGGCTATTAATATTGAGCCTGCTGCTAGGGTTACTTGTACTAAACCGGCTGGGAGTACATCTTTGATTTTTGGGACTAGTTCGGGGATTCATCCGCATCATGCACGTCGTTATTTTCGGCGAATGCAACAAAATTCGGTTCAGATGCCTTTTCAGTTTTTTAAATTGAATAATCCGCAAGCGGTGGAAAAATCGGTTTGGGGTAAGAATGATGAGGTTATTACTTTTTGTATTGAAGTTTCGGATAAAGCTTTGGTTAAGGATGATATTACTGCTCTTGAGTTGTTGAAGATTGTTCGTGATACTTATAACAATTGGGTGGTTCCGGGGACTGCTGATCCAAGTTCTAGTCCTGGTCTTACACATAATGTTAGTAACACTATTCAAGTGGATGAACATGAATGGGATGATGTAATTCAATACATTTACGATCATCGAGATATTTTCTCGGGCATTGCTTTGTTGCCTAAAATGGGTGACAAATTTTATGAGCAGGCTCCGAATGAGCGAGTGATTTCAGATGAGGATATTGAGAAGTGGAATCGTTTGGTTAATAACTTCCAGAAGATCGATTGGATCACTTTTGAGGAGCTTGTGGATAACACTGCTTTAAGAGAGACTGTTGCTTGCGCTGGCGGTGCTTGCGAATTTTAACGTTAGAGCCCCTGTGGGTGGTCCTAAGTAAATAATCAAATATAAGATGATTAATTCAGAGGGCTATTCTAAATCTTTTAGAAGATTGTGATTTAATTTCTGGATTGCAGAAGAATATAACTGCAGAAGGAATCTCATGGGTAGAGGATTACTAACGCTTTCAGTTGCGGCCGTTACTGGTCCGACTGAGTATACTTTTACTGTTACTGATTCTACGGGAGTGGTTTCTGGGGATCATATTGGGGCTAGGGTAGGAACTAGTGGGACGATTTATCGAGTAACATCTGTGCCTGATGTAAGCACTATTGTTGTTCAGGATGATCTTATTGAAGCTGAGACTGGTGTTTTTGGATTACCTAGTGTTGGATCGGTTGGGTTTGGGACTCCTGAATCTATGAATGATTTAACTCAGTTGCCTTTTGATGCTCCGGGGTGGGATGCTGCGGGGCGTAGGAATTATAGTCTTATTGATGGTTTATTGTCTGGTGTGTCTGTTTTTACTGCGTTGACGGATACGCCTGTGAGTTATGTTGGTCAGGGTTTGCGTGAGGTTAGGGTTAATGCTGGTGAGACTGGTTTAGAGTTTGTGGTACCTGGTGGGCAGTCGGCAACTTCTGTTTTTGAGTTAATCGATACTGATGATGATTCGATTACTGAGGTATGGGCGGTTGAACATAATAATCCGACAGTTGGGGCGGGTCCTCGTTTGTTGACTATGTCTGAGTCAGGTGAACTTTTAGTTGGTATCACGGGCGTTGGCGGTGGAACTATTAGTGTCCCAGGCGCTGGTGCGAGTAGTGAGCAGTTCGGTGCGGGCGCGTCAGCAACCGCTGCTGACTCAACGGTGCTCGGAGCATCAGCAACAGACGGCGGCTTCGACTCAGCTACGGTGCTCGGCAAGTCTGCGTCTACCACTGGAATAAGCGCGACCACAATCGGCAACTTGTCTGCCGCTGCTCAAGGGGCGGTTTCCGTTGGCGCGGGTGCGAGCGGGACTGGAAATGACTCAGTTGTAATCGGGGGTGCTGCGACAGACGGCGGATTCGCACTCTCTACCGTGGTCGGGCGACAAGCCGCGAGCGCGGGGTCGCGCGGTGTGGCAATCGGTCACCTTTCATCGGCTGTTGATAACCCCGCAATCGGCGCGAATGCCGCTTCAATCTCAACTAGTGTAGCCGTTGGTCGTAGCAGTTCGGCGGTGGCGAACTTCGCGGTCGCCGTGGGCGACACAACGAGCGCAGCTATTCGCGGGACCGCAGTTGGATTTCAGGCGTCAGCAACCGCTGCTGACTCAACGGTGCTCGGGTCATCAGCAACAGACGGCGGCTTCGATTCAGCTACGGTGCTCGGCAGGTCTGCGTCAGCTACCGCCCAGAGCGCAACGGCGATAGGCAAGGACGCTACGGCTGGCAATACCAGTGTCGCCGTGGGGCAGGGCGTTAGCGCAGTAGGATCGGGCGCGGTTTCGATTGGGTTCGGTGCCACGGGCGCTCTCGCGGCCACAAACACGGTAGCGGTGGGTTCTCAAGCGTCTGTTACCGGCGGCTCGGGTGTTGCTGTGGGCGTCCTGAGCAGTGCCGCCGGTACGGCTGTCGCGGTGGGCAGACAAGCTGCTGCCGTTGCTGGTACTACTGCGGTTGGAACATCCGCCACGACCACGAACAGTACAGCTACGGCGATAGGGGCCAGCACTAGTGCCGACTCGGGCAGCACGGCTGTCGGACATGCGGCGTCAGCAACCGCAGCCAACTCGACGGCGCTCGGGGCGGGCAGCACGACGGGAAGCGCGGCAAGCGCCCTAGCGGTCGGCCAAGGCGCGACTGCTGACCAGTCTCTGAACACGGCTGTCGGTCGAGGGGCGTCTGCCACCGGAACCGCCGAGTCCACGGTGCTTGGTGCGAGCGCCACCGACAACGGCAACAACCAAAGCGTGGTTGCTGGAGCACAAGCAAATGTCACGGGAAATTCCGGGACGGCTTGTGGCTTCATTTCGACCTCAGCAGCGAACGGCGTCAGCGTCGGTCACCAAGCAAGCGCGGCGGCGCAGGGCTCGATTGCCATTGGTAAGTCCTCAGTAGTGGGCGCCACATCTCCTAACGCGGTTGTGGTCGGCAAGAGCGCAAGCACGCTCGGCCTTCTTGGCGTGGCTATGGGGTGGAATAGCTCGACGGGAAACCAGACCAACGGGACGGTAATCGGAGCCGCTGCCCTTATTACGCGCCTGTCTTTCGTGACCGTTATCGACTTCTCCTTAGGAGCGGGAGAGTCCATCTCCCTTACGGTCGGCGGGGTGCCTACGACTATCGTCGAGGGCGTTGATTTTAACGCAGTAACGAGCAACGATGTCACAGCCGAGAACATCCGCGTAGAGTTAGACGCGATTACGGGCGTACTCGCCACGCGCACAGGAGCACAGATTGAGGTGCAGTGCGACCTTACTGCTCTGACGACCAGCCTCGCTGCTGCGTGGACTGTCGCGCTGGATGTATCGGCTAACGGATCTAGTGTCGCAGTTGGGAAGTCTGCCCGCGTCTCCGCTTTCCAGAGCGTAGCGATTGGCGCGGATTCCATAGCGCTCCAGAATGAAGCAGTGGCGGTTGGGTGGAACGCGAAAGCTACCAGGGCGTCGGCTATCGCTGTTGGTGGCAGGGCAGAAGCTGGCAACGGAGCTATTGCTATTGGACAGGGCGCTGAGGCGTCTGTCGGGGGGATTGGTGGTGGCCCGCCCAATTCCGCTATCGCTATCGGTAACAGTGCCGTGGGCACTAACGCGTCCGTGGCTATTGGTCTGGCCGCCTCTGCTGGAGATTCTGCTGTCGCTATCGGCAACGGTGCGACCACTGGTACTTCCTTCGGAATAGGCATTGGGGGCGGTGTTGTATCCTCCAGCGACAATGTAGTGATAGGAGGACTGGCTACGGACGGGGGCTTTGCGGGCGCTACGCTTGTCGGCAGGGTGGCTACTGCCTCTGGTGTAGACGCGACAATCGTCGGGAATGCGGCCACAGCAGGCGTCAGAGGCACAGCAATTGGTAAAGGTGCCGATTCTGGCACGGCCACGGATAACGTCGCCATCGGCCAGAGTGCAGCCGTTAACAACGGGACCGATGGCAATGTAGTTATAGGTCGCTCTGCCAGCATAAACGGAGCTGGCGGCGGAAATAACACGGTTGTGGGGCGTTTTTCCAACATTACTCCAGGCGTCAATGGCCTTGTTACTACTGTTGGGATGGGTATTGTAGGGACTGGTGATAGGAATGTTTTAATTGGTAATTCCGCTGCTGATAACGGAAATAGTGTGTGTGTTGTCATTGGCAGGAATGCGGACGCTAACGGCAATCAATCAGTTGCTATCGGGGATAGTGCTGGTGCTGGCGGCAACTGTGTAGCCCTGGGGCCTGCAGCCGCTGTTACTGGAAGTGGTTCCGTCGGGATTGGAGCCAATATCGCAGTAGCCGATGGTTCCATCGGGTTTGGTTTTAACGCTTCAGTAACGCACGCTCGCTGCGTAGTATTCGGGTCTGCTGCTGCCAGTACTGCTGTCGGTCAATTTATCGTTGGGTCCTCTACAGCACCTATTCTCACAGCCTTTATTGGCGAAGGTGTAACTAGCGCATCACCTGGCACTTTTACCCTGAATGCTACTGGTGGTAGCGGAACTAACAATGGCTCGGGCAGTTTCAGCATTGCAGGTGGACGCTCTACTGGTAACGCTACTCCAGGCACGTTGCTGTTCAAGACTGGAACACTTGGCGTATCGGGCACAGCAGCACAAACACTAGCTACTCGCCTAACGATTAGCGATACGGATGCTACGTTCACCGTTCCAGTTACTGCTCCGAATGTGACCAAGATCACGAATGGGACATCGATAGTAGCGACTGATACGGCGGATACTGGTGAGCGGATGATTTATGACCCAACCGGCGGCACGTTTCAGCTTAATGCATCAGCTAGTCCTACAATGGGTGATCGCTGGGCGGTTAAGAACCGGTCTTCATCAGCAACGGCGATTACTATTGATGGAAATGGTGTGGATATTGAAGATCCAACATCGAGTTTTACTCTGGCGGCAAATTTCTCATTATCAGGTGATGGAATCTCGGTTGAATGGGAGTACGATGGTACTCAGTGGGTGGTGGTCTAATGACATTTATTAGAGGCGGTGGTGGTGGTACGGAAGGCGTTCTAACTGAAGCTATAGCTGGAGAAGGTATTGGAAACCGGGACGTATGTTATATATCAACTGGTGCGTTGGGCACCATTGCTGGTAGAGCTTATTTGGCTGATGCGGATTTTGCGTATAAATCAACTTATGTAGCGGTGCTTGGTATATCTCAGGCCAG